GGGGAAATCACCCCAGACGCAGCCAAAACGGCCGTCGAGACCGCTGCACGACTGACAGCACTCGATCCCGCGAAAGAGGCTGACAAGATCGCCAACGAAAAGCTCGAGACCATCAAGGCTCAGCTCGCCGCCCAGTTCAATCTGCGCGAGACCGAGTTGACCACGAAGGTCAAAGGCTCGGAGACGACGATCAACAGCCTGACGGGGCAGTTGCAGACCTTGGTTCGTGACAACGAAATCAAGTCTGAACTCGCAAAACTCAATCCGCTGGACGATGCGCGGGATGCCATCGAACTTCTAGCGGGCAAATCGGTCCGCACCAAAATGGTTGAAGGTAAAGTGACGGTCGAAGTTCTCGACGTCAACGGCAACCCTCGGATCAAGGACGTGCAGGGCACTCCATTCACTATCGCCGATCTCCTCACCGAGGTTCGTGATAGCCGGCCCTCTCTGTTCAAGCCTGAAGACAAACGTGGAATGGGCACGACGCCGGGCAATCAGCCTCCGGCCAACCAGGGTGTTGTGAACCCCTGGGCCAAGGAAACCCGGAACATCACCCAGCAGATGGTGCTGGAAAAAACCAAACCAGAACTGGCCAAGCAGCTGAAGGCTGCAGCCGGCGTCCAGGACTAAATCCAAAACGCTCGTCATTCCAGGCAGGCGCCGAGTCACGACTCGGCGTTTGCTTGAATGCAAATGCTGCCTTCAGAGGCGCAGGCCGGTCACAACCTCAAGAGTGAGAAATGACTGAGACTCGTCTCGCGGACATGATTGTCCCGACCAAGTTCAACAAATACGTGCAGGTGCTGTCGACCGAGAAGTCGCGGCTGTTCCAGTCGGGCATCATCACCGACCTGTCGAGCGTCATCGACGCCGAGATCGAAGGCAAGACGGTCAACATGCCGTTCTTCAACGACCTCGACGCCTCCGACGCCGAGCAGGTGCTCGACGACACGACCGACCTGACCGTTGGCAAGATGACGACCGGCCAGGACGTGGCCGTGAAGCTTCTGCGCGGTAAGGCCTTCGGCACGTCGGACCTCGCGGCCGACCTGTCCGGCGCCGACCCGATCGACGCGATCGCCAACCGTTTCGCCCAGTGGTGGAACAAGCGCATGCAGACCGCTCTGCTCGCTACCCTCGTGGGTGCGATGGGCTCGGCTGCCATGGCTGCCAACGTCAACGACATCTCGGCGCTGACCGCCGGCGCGCAGTACTTCGACGCCGACAGCTTCATCGACTCGGCGTTCTTGCTGGGCGACGAGCAGGGTGGTCTGACCGGCGTTGCCGTTCACTCCCTCACGCTGAAGGCGATGGTGAAGGCCGACCTGATCGACTTCATGCCCGACAGCGAAGGCAAGCTGACCATCCCGACCTACCTCGGCAAGACCGTGCTGGTCGACGACAGCATGCCGGTGTCCGGCGCGGGCGCGACCCGCATCTTCACCACCTACATCTTCGGCCCCGGCGCGATCGGCTTCGGCGAGCGTTCCCCGAAGGTGCCGGTGGAAGTCGAGCGCCAGGCTCTGAAGGGCATGGGCCAGGAGTACATCGTGAACCGGCGCCAGTGGGTCATGCACCCCCGCGGCATCAAGTGGCTGGGCAGCACCCAGGCCGGCGTTACGCCGTCCAACGCCGAACTGGCGACCACGACCAACTGGCAGCGCGTGTACGATCCGAAGATCGTGCGCATCGTCGCGTTCAAGCACATGCTGGCCGCCTAATCGTCTTATTCTCAGACGTTAGGTTTCTGAAACACAAGACCCTCCTGGAGCAATCCGGGAGGGTTTTTTGTGACTCTGGAGATTTTCATGATCGGAACTAAGGGCTACCGAGCCCGCGAAGCCGCAGCCAAGCTGCGCAACAACCGCAACCTGGTCTCGGAAGAGGTCCGGGCTGCGCGTCACGCCGTCCTCCCTGACAAGATCGACCAGCCCGCGGCTGAGGTCGAAGTGCCGGTGACGGACGAAACCACCAATTCCACGCCGCCCGCCGCGACTGAACCCGCTGCGACTGAGACTGAGAAGGTCGAGTCCGAGAATACCGAGACCGAGAATGTCGAAGGTCAGGAAGGCTCAGAAAAAGAGCCGAAGGCTGAAGAGAAAGCCGCCGGCAAGGGCAAGAACAAGAACAAAAAATAAGGCGCTAATCGCGCCTCTCCTGAAAGGTCACCACCATGTCTCTCAACCCGCACGTTGACCGTGGCCATAACGGCTCGAACGAAGTCAGCGCAGCACTGCTCGATGCAGTGACGCTCGACAGCTTTGCTGTCGCCGGTCTTCCTGACCCGGCGAAGCACGCTCGCAAGATGGTCTTCGTCTCGAACGGTGCTGCCGGTCAGCCGTGCCTCGCGTACTCGAACGGCGTCAACTGGCTCTCCGCCTCGTGTTCGGCGCCGCGGTCAACATCGCGGCGTAATCCACCTCGGCGCCGCTGTCTCGGCCACGTAATAAGGTTAGCTGCGAGGCGTTCGAGAGAGTTCCTTGCGTTCAGTCCTTGGACAACTTCTCGGAGCGCTTCGCGTCGTTCCCATTCGCCATCAGGTATCGATCGACCACCGCCCTGGAAACCAGGCCGGCTTCCACCCTTTTTCCAGCTCCCACCCTCATAGAAGTCGATGAGCAGTTCAGCCTGTCGACGCTTGATGGTGAGGTAAGGGATCAGTTCCTTGGCTGCCTCCACGGATTTCAGGTTGGTGACGGTCCAGTAATACGTCTGCAGCCTGGCGGTGATCTTTGAGCCTTTTGTCTCAGGTTTCTTATGGATTGATCCTCCGAACGTCGCGTGCAGGCGTTCGAGCGGGGCAAGATCGACGCCGCAAGCTGAGATCCTGGAACTCATCTTGAAGCCTCGGGTGTAACGCTTGGCCTTGCTCTTGGTGATCATGATGCTGCCGTCAGCATCGATAAATCCTGCTGCATAGGCCAGTTCGATTTGTCGATTCACGCTTGCTTCTCCCCGTTTGCATTCAAGCAAATAGCCTAGCCTGAGGGTATCAAATGCCGTATGCCACAAAAGAAGACATCGACCAGCTCTACGGCGAAGACCTCCTCATTCGCGTGGCTGATTACGACCGTGACGGCACACCGGACGACGAGGTCGTTGCCAGGGGTCTGCAGTCGGCGGATGAGGTGTGCAACGCCTACCTGTCTGCTCAATACCCAGTCCCTGTTACGCCGGTCCCCGGCGTGGTCAGGACCTGTGCGATCGACATCGCAGTCTACAAGATTGCGCTCGGCCGCGGCGGTCGAACCGACGAAATGCGGGTGCGCTACGAGGACGCGCTGTCGCTCCTTGAGAAGATCTCAACCGGCAAGGTCGGCCTTGGCCTTCCGCCGATCACCACGGACAACGGCGACGGCACCACGACCACGACTGATCCCAACGTGAAGCGGAGCGGCGGGTCGTTTGACTGCGGGAGGGCGTAATGCCCAGCCTCAGCGTCAGTATCGACTCCGGCGACATCGCCAAGCTGAACCGGCGCATCTCGAAGCTTCTCCATGACACCCTCGATCTCGAGCCGGTCATGGCTGAGGCTGCAGAATACATGAAGCGGTCGACAGTGAACCGCATCCTGCGCACCAAGACGTCTCCGGACGGCGAGCGCTGGGAGGCACTGTCCGACGTCACCATCGCACTGAAGGGGCACGATCAGCCGCTGTTTCAGTCAGGCGAGCTATCCAAAGGCATCGACGTCCTCGACGTCAGCAAGGACGGCTTCATGATCAGCGCTGAAGCGCCGCATGCATCGTACATGCAAAAGGGCGTCAGCAAGGTGAAGGGCGCGTTCAAATCGAAGCGTCCCGCACCACAAGTTCCTGCCCGACCTTTCATGGGCTTCTCGGACGAGAACGTCCGAAGGATCAGTTCAATGATCCGAAAATATCTCGCGAACGGAGGCGGCTAATGAGCAAGATTGTCGCTTTTCGAGGCCGCATCATCGACGCCGTCAAGAAGACCATCCCTGGGATGGACGTCGAATGGTACGACGGTCTGTTCGACGAGCATGACATTGCGGACTGGACGCTCAAGACGCCCTGCGCCCGCGTAGCGGTGATGAACGTCCCGACCGCCGAGCACACCTCCACCATGGAGATGAACGCCTGCATGCGCGTTGTCGTGGTGGTCATCGACGAGAACAAGCGCGCCAACCTGGACGGAGATGCCCGTGCCTGGGAGATGATTGAGAAGATCGCTGTCATGGCGAACCTCAACAAGTTCGGCGATCCCAACGCGGCGCCTGCCAGCAAGGTCAAGTTCAAGCGCATCAGCCAGCCGGTGCTTCGCCGCGAAGGCGTCGCTGTTGGCGTGATCGAGTGGGAAAGCGATCTCATGATCGGCCGCAACCGCGTGCTTGAGCGTGATTTCATCTACAACAACGGACAGATGGTCCGTCAGGTGCCGCAATCGAACGTCACCGCGCGCGGAAATGTCCATAACGCAGCCGGTATGGCCGACAACGAAGAATTGGATGTAACACCCGAAGGTGACTGATGAGAGCTGTTCACGCAATGGAGCGAAGGCTCCAGGATCTCGAACGCAAGTTCCAGAACAAGGAACGGCTCGGCAAGATCGTCGACGTCAAGTACGAAAAAAATCGCTGGTACGTCAAAATGAACGATGGCTCGGATCAATCTCCGAGCGGTCAGTCTTCTGGCGGTGGCGGCGATCAGGACACCTTCAAGAGCGATTGGCAGCCATGGGGCAGTTTCTCCCACGGCACCATCAAGATGTCTGTGCCGCCCAAGAAGGGACAGCAGGTTTTGATGCGGTCGGTCGGTGGCACACCGGAGCTATCAACGGTCGAGCCTCACCATTATGGCCCTGACACTCCTTCTCCCCACGGTA